CTGAAGTCTAACAAGAAGCCACGAAAGCAGAAGCGCAAGTCCCCAGAGTCTCAAATAAAGAGACTCCACTTCTTACAGAGAAGTGATGCTTTTGCTATTGACTCCATCAATCCAGTGGATATCATTGGGGCACAGAGACTGATCATGTACAACACAAAGAACAAGAAAGCCATCCTGCTTATTGCAGTTGAACCAAAAAGCGGACTTGCCGTAAAGGGGTCAACCATTATTGGATTTGATTCAGCAAAGTCTTTTGAAAAGACTATCAGAAATCCTGATGAGTTTCTGAAGAATCAGAATGACTGCCGAAAGACAGTTGTTACTGCTATTCGTTACCTTACGGGATTGAAGACTAAGAGTAGCGAACCCACGGGTCGCGTAAACAGTAATTGCCTCATTCTACAGGTACAGTAATGATTCTCGTTGACAACACGCAGGTATTGATGTCGTCTATCTTTGCACAACACAGAGATGTTGCAGCCATTGATGAAGACCTAGTTCGACACATGGTACTCAACACATATCGCATATATCGCAAGAAGTTTTTCCGCGAATACGGCGAACTAGTCATCTGTGAAGACTCAGGCTCTTCTTGGCGGCGGCAGTTCTTTTCCCACTACAAGGGAAAGCGCAGACAAGACCGCAAAGAGAACGAGGCTCAATGGACTCGGTTCTATGAGATAATGAATAAGATTAGGGATGAGGTTGCTCTGCATATGCCTTATCGAAATCTGGCAGTTCAAGGCTGTGAAGCCGATGATCTTATTGCCTATCTTGTAAAACGATTTGCCCCAACAGAGAAGATGCTTGTGTTGAGTGGAGACAAAGACTTCTCTCAACTGCTTATTCATCCAAGTGTGCGGCAGTACGCTCCCCTTCAGAAGAAGTTTGTTGAAGTAGACAACCCCAAGCAGTTTTTGCTTGAGCATATTGTCCGAGGAGACTCGTCTGATGGAGTTCCAAATATTCTATCGGATGATGACTGCTTCATGGTGGAGGACAAACGACAGAAGCCCATCACAAAGAAGCGTATGGATGAACTACTAAACTATTACGCGGAGCATGGAGTGGTGCAAGAAAAGCACCAAGCGAATTGGAATCGAAACAAGACACTTATTGATCTGCTCCATATCCCATCCGAGTACGAAGAAAAAATTGAAGTGAATTGGAATACACCTTTTACACCCTCTCGTAGCAAGATTCTTGGCTACATGATAGAGAAGGGTTTGCGTAACCTTATTTCTGATATTGAGGACTTTTGATATGTTTGAGCGCAACAACCGTGACTACGACAGTAGCGACCCGAACGCAAAGAAGGCTCGTAAGAGTGTGGAGCGAAAGCATAAGAGCAGCCGCCGCCACGATCAGAAAGAAATTTTGAAACGATTTGTGGAAGACTCTAATGCAGGAAAGCGAGAAGATTATGACAACGAAGACCAAGACTAATGTGGTGAAGATTTCCAAGCGAACACTTGATATCCTCAAGAACTTTGCTAGTATTAATTCAGGAATTCTAGTGAACGAGGGTAACAAGTTGAATACCCTGTCGTCCACAAAGAATATCCTTGCCGAAGCAAAGGTGGATGAAACCTTTGCGAAGTCGTTTGCTATTTGGGATTTGAACAAGTTCTTGGGAACCGTGAGTCTGTTCAAGGATCCTGAGTTCGTGTTTGAGGACAACTACATCACCGTGAAGTGCGGAAACTCAAGTGTTCGCTATTACTATTGTGATCCTCGTCTAGTGACTTCCACAAGCAAGAAGATCAGTATGCCGTCCCCTGTGGTGCAGTTTGATCTGAAGTCGAAGGACTTTGCGGAGATCATCAAGGCGGCTTCGGTGCTTCAGGTAACACATCTGTGTGTGCGATCATCGGCAGACGGCAAGCACATTGAACTTGCAGCCACAGACAAGGCAGACAAGACTTCTAACTTCTATTCAGTTATTGTAGGAGAGAACGCTTCAGGTGCCACATTTGACTTTATCTTTGATGTGGATAATCTAAAGATTCTTCCAGGTGATTACGCTGTTGCGATTTCGGAGAAGGTGGTCAGTTCCTTCACGAATAAGAATGAACCTCTGACCTATTGGATTGCCCTGAACGCAGACTCAACATACAAGGCTTAAAGTGATCTCAACTGAAACCGTGAAGGGATTGTGGTGCGAAAAGTATCGACCACAAACCGTTGCTGATTGTATTCTTCCATCCGAAACGCATGACCTGTTCCTGCAAATGGCAGAGCGAGGCGAACCGCAAAATCTACTACTGAGTGGAGGAGCGGGTTGTGGCAAGACTTCTATTGCTAGAGCCTTGTGTAATGATTTGGGTTGCGACTATATTGTTGTGAACTGCTCTGAGGATGGAAACATTGATACTCTCCGCACTCGAATCAGAAACTTTGCGTCCACGGTGTCTCTCACCGAAGGCGTAAAGAAGGTGGTGATATTGGATGAGTTTGACTACTCCAATGCACAGTCCACACAGCCAGCACTTCGGGGGTTCATTGAGGAGTTCTCGACTAACTGTCGGTTCATTCTCACCTGTAATTTCAAAAATAGAATCATTGAGCCGCTGCACTCCCGATGCACCTGTATAGATTTTCGTATACAGCAGAAGGAGAAGGCTCAGATTGCGGTAAAGTTCCTGAAACGAGCCACCGAGATTCTAGAAGCCGAGGGTATTGAGTACGAACCCAAGGTGGTGGCTCAACTCATTACAAAGTATTTTCCTGACTTTCGGCGTACCCTGAACGAACTTCAGCGATATTCTGTGAGCGGAAAGATTGATGTGGGTATTCTTCAGACCCTTGGGGATGTGCAGATCCGCGACTTGGTGAAGCACATGAAGGCAAAGGAGTTTGCCAATGTTCGTAGGTGGGTGGTGGACAATCTAGACAACGATCAGACACGGGTGTACCGCGCAATTTACGATAGCCTGTGTGATACGGTTGAGGGTGGATCTATTCCTCAAGCCATTCTTATTCTTGCAGACTATCAGTACAAGGCGGCGTTTGCTGCGGATCACGAGATTAATCTCACGGCTTGCCTTGTGCAACTAATGATGGAGATCAAGTTCAAGTGACCCATACCCTGAGTGATTATTTAAATGCGATCAATGTTTCAAAGGATCCGCTACTAGACAGTAGCGAGTCTTACACCAAACAGTCGTATCCACCGTTCGTGGTTACCCGTTGTCTGTCGTACTTTCCTGATACCCTGTTCGCGGCAAACGAGATGAATACTCGTCCCCTTATAGATTCAAAAATGCACTTTGACTTCCTGCGGGGAGCAGTTCGTCCCCGTAAGCGGTTCTCCAAGTGGCTGAAGCGGGAGGACGATAGTCGTGTGGCGGCTCTAGTGGAGTACTACGGTATATCTTCCCGCAAGGCGCGAGAAGCCCTGTCTGTGCTGTCTGAAGCCGATCTAGAGGAGATTGTTGCCGCTGTAGATAAAGGTGGACGAAGCAAATAATCTAAATACTTCCATGTGCGGTTCCGAATTATCAGGAGTGAGCAGAACATGGAAGCAGATGAACGATATATTGATCTTGAAACCACTGATCTGCTAGAGATCAGTCTACAGAAACCCGATGACTTTCTTAAAGTCCGCGAAACTCTGACGCGTATTGGCGTGTCGTCTCGCGCAGAAAAGAAGTTGTGGCAATCATGCCATATCCTGCACAAGAAGGGTAAATATTACATTGTGCATTTCAAGGAAATGTTTGCCCTAGACAGTTTGCCTACCTCCATAAATAGTGAGGACATTGGACGGCGTAACACCGTTGCGTGTCTCCTTGAGGAGTGGGGGCTGATTAAGATCGTGGACAAAACCAAGATTACAGAGAAAGTACCACTCAACAAAATAAAGATCCTTCCATTCAAGGAGAAGGGTGAGTGGGAGTTGTGTCCGAAATATCATATCGGTCGTTCCAAAAAGAACATCAAGACCGAAGAGTAGACAAAGGAAATTTATATTATGAGCAGACTTGTGATCAAGTTCCCTACGCGGAACCGACCCGAAAAATTCAAAACCGTCTTTTCCCGCTACCTCACCTTTCTGAGTGGACGGCATGATGTTCGTTTCATCCTGACAATGGATGAGGATGACCTCACCATGAATAATCCTGAAATGCACCAGTGGATTTCCACTCGTGCAGAGAACGCGCAGATTGAGTGTTTCTACGGGAACTCTAAGTCCAAGATTGAGGCTTGCAATGCCAACCTAGAGGGTGTTGACGGCGATGTACTGCTGTTGGCATCAGATGACATGGTGCCCGTGCAGATGGGATACGATGATATAATCTTTGGTGCTTTCTCTCAAGCCTTTCCTGACTTTGATGGTGCAATCAAGTTTTGGGATGGTCTGCGTCCAAAGGAAGACCCGCTGATGACTCTCACAGTCATGGGCTTCCCCCTGTACAAGCAGTTCGGATACATTTACAATCCTGAGTACAAGTCTCTGTACTGCGACAACGAGCAGACACAGGTTTGTGCCACGCTAAACAAGTTGCGCCGTTGCGACCTGTGCATTATTCAGCACCAGTGGACGAATGAGCCGTTTGACACCCTCCATGCTCGTAATGAGAACTCGGAGATGTACGATGTGGACGGTGAAACATTTAAGCGTAGATCCGAAAACAAATTTAATATGGAGGCAATGTTCAATGCCAGTATCAGCAAGTGAAATCAAGTTCAGCATTCTGATGCTGTCTATCCCCGAACGCATCGAATCCATGACTGCTGCGGTAAAGCATCTACAAGAGCAAGCCGATGCCGTAGGACAAGGCAAGGCTGTAGAAATCCTTGTACTACTCGACAACCGCTCTAAAAGCATTTCCGAAAAGCGCAACGACCTCTTGCAAATAGCACGGGGCAAGTACATTGCGTTCTTGGACGATGACGATGCAGTCAGTAAGGAATATATGGCAAAGATTTTTACAGCCATTGATACCCATGACGGTATTGACTGCATCTCATTTAATCAGTGGTGTAGTATTGACGGTGAACCAATGGATGTGGAGTTTGGCATTGGCAATCCCCACGGGCAGTTGTGGCGGGATGAAGACGGTTTCCTTGGCAATATTAAGCGTCCTCCATACCATATGTGCCTGTGGCGCAGCGAAATTGCTAAGAGCGAGGCATTTAATCCTGTGTACGGAGCCAATGGTCAGTCTTCTGAAGACATTGACTGGCTCATGCGCCTGTATCCCAAGATTCAGACGGAACATCACATTGATGACTCGCTGCACGGATACATCTACAGTTCACAGACAACCACTTCTCTTGTTCCGCAGGAGCAGCAGTGAAAATTCTTCTTAACTATGCAGACGGTAAGTTCCTAGAATCTCAGTTAAAGAACAGCCAAAGTGGTCTTGCCGCAGGATTCAATGTGGTACACCAAATGAGTCGTTCTGAGATTGACTCAGAATTTGCAGTACGCCATGATGGCATCTTGTCTCAAAAGAGAGGTGCTGGATATTGGTTGTGGAAATCTTATTTTATCAATAAAATACTACACAATATGGACAAGAATGATATCTTGTTTTATTCTGATTCTGGTTCTGTGTTTGTTCGCCGAGTTGAACCTATATTTCAAGCAGTGATGAATGATCCAAAGGGAATCATTGGATTTGCTCTTGCAGGTGGTCATCTAGAAAAGTATTACACCAAGCGTGATCTGTTTAATCATATGGGAATTAATACTACTGAGTATACAGATACACCACAGCGAATGGCTAGTTTTATGTGCTTTCGCAAAACTCCTGAGTCATTGGCGATAGCATTGGAATATTCTGAACTAGTCAGCAATCCCCACCTGATTACCGATACACCAAACAAGGATGGATGGGTAGAACCAGGATTTATGGATCATCGACACGATCAATCTATATGGAGTCTATTGACAAAGAAGCACGGGATCACTATACTACCTGATCCCACACAGTGGGGAGTTCAGCACGGAGAAAACACCGCTGAACACCAATACCTTTCTCATACACGAGATTCACGATGACCACTCAAAACATACAGATGTTCTGCCTTTTCCACAAGGGGCTGCGTGAGGACATTTATGAACCGTATAAGGATTCTCCTCACAAGTTCACCTTTGTACGGGTGGGAAACCACGACTACACCGTAAAGAGTGATTGGATTCGTTCGGCTGTGCTTGACGCAAACACACTATCAGGATTTATTCCATATGGTCAGCGATGGGCTGAATACGAGTTTTTGTTGAACCTTGTGTCAGATCCGTCCACCTTTGATTCTGTTGTCACGGGTGATTGGATTGGGATGACTCAATACGATCACGGCATGGAGATTGGTTTTTCTCGTATGCCGCTGTTTGATTTCTTTGAGTGGAAACTGCAAGGCTCAAAGGGTATCAGCAGTAGTCGTGACTACTTTGCATTACGCACATTCCCTTTGCGGGAGTATGAACTATCTGTGAATCGCACCTGCATGGACTACAGCGACCCACAGCGTTTGCAGGGTCAGCCGTCTTGCTATTCGGTCATGGCTGAACACTATAACGAGTACTACGAAACACGCAAAACACAGTACGATATATTCCTGCATGACGAAAACAAGTTGCCGTTTTGCTCTTCTTTCATCATGGGTAGGAACGAATTCAAAGATTTAGTGAACTATCTGCGTTGGGTTGCAGACAACAAGAACATTGACTGTTTTGATCCCGCAAAGACCTGTCGGCAGCAGGGTGGACTCATGGAGCGGTATCTTGCGTCTTGGTTTGTCTTCAGTGGCATGAGAATGTTTGACGCTTCGGTGAATGTAATACAACTCTGAAATAAAAGAAGGAACTAAAAATGCTACACATGGATTTCAAGACCCTGTTAGAAAAATACGGGTGTAACGACAGAAAAGGTATAATTCATATCGGCGGACACATTGGAGAAGAAATTCCAATGTACAAAGAATTAGGTTTCAAGAAGGTGCTGACCTTTGAACCTTTGTCTGTTCCTTTTTCACAAATCCCTACGGGAGAAGAAATATACAACGAACAGTGTGCGATAGGATCAGAAAACAAGGAAGTGGAGATGTTTGTTGCAAACAACTATCAGTCTTCTTCTATACTGCAACCAGTGAATCACCTGATCTATCACCCGTCTATTGCGTTTGATGGAAAGGAACTAGTCAAGGTTGTGTCCCTAGATTGGTATTTTGAAAATAACAATCACGAATTAAAAGCAAGCGATTTTGATGTAATGGTGATTGACGCACAGGGATACGAAGGAGAAGTTGTTGCTGGTGCAGAAAAAACTTTACACCATATGAAGGTAGTTTACTCGGAAATAAATGCTGGCGAACTATACAAAGACTGCATCCACATTTTTAAGTTAGATGAGATACTAAAAACTAAATATTCTCTCGACAGAAAAGAAACTTTATATAACCAACTCACCGCAGAAGGAGAAGCAATATATGTCAGGAACTAATTATCATACTGTTCAGAACACTAGCAACACGCCAAATGTTCGACACCCTGAAAATCTTCAAGGATACTTTCGTAATTTTGGATTGCATCCAAACTACATTGCAGGATCATTGGCTAGTAAGAGACTTAACACATTTTTGAAGTTGGAATCCCTTCCACTATTCATTGAAACAGGAACAAACTACGGAAACGGTGTTCTGTGGGCTACTAAGCAGATAAACTTCACTAACATTATGTCTGTTGAACTTGATGAGAGCAGAACACAATACTGTAAGAATATGTTTGCAGACAATCCGATTGTCAGCATTGAACAGGGTGATAGCGTTGATTACCTCAACAAGATTATTCCATCTGTAAACACTCCGTGCCTGATTTATCTTGATGCCCACTATAGCGGGGGAATCAGTCCACACAATCCAAATCATCCTGTTCCTCTAGTTGAAGAATCAACTATCATTCTTGAAAAGTTTTATGATCTTTCGCAAGCAGTCATAATAGTAGACGATGTTGATTGTTGGGATCGTAGCATGATAGATGCTCTTATAGAGATGTACGCACACAAGAATATTTCAGGAAACTATCTTGATGATTCCATTATATTCTGCCACGATTCATGGATACGAGATCAGTGGAAGGTTCTTCGTCAGTAAGACAAATCATTAAACTATAGAAATATACCATGAATGACACCAAACATTGGAAACTAATGGATGATCGTGCGGTTAATCAGCAAGATCGTGAGAAATTGTGCGCGTTCATTATGAGCAATGAAAAACTCTCGTATGGAGAAAAATGCAAAGAGTTAGAACGGCTTTGGTCTGAATGGCTTGGTGTTAAGTATAGCGTGTTTGTTAATTCGGGATCCTCCGCCAATCTTATTCTTGTACAGGCTATGCATGATCTATACGGTCGTGGTGACTGGATTGCACAGTCCTGTACATGGGCAACCAACATTGCACCTATACTGCAACTGAAGAGTAGCAGCCAAGGTATTTACATGACCGATGTTGACATGAAGACTCTTGGACCAGATCTTGATAATGTAGAGCATTACATCAAGAAGCATAATGTACGATACATTTTTGTGACTCATGTTCTGGGTATCCCTTCTATAAGTCAAAAATTGATTGACCTTTGTGACAAGCATAATATAATTTTGTTGGAAGATTGCTGCGAATCTCACGGAAGCACATGGAATGGTAAAAAGGTTGGTACATTTGGAAAAGCATCTACTTTTTCTTTCTTCTATGGACACCATATTACTTCCATCGAAGGGGGCATGGTATGCACTGACGATGAAGAACTGTATCATCATCTTCTGCTGTTGCGTTCTCATGGAATGCTACGAGAGTTGCCAGAACAAGAACGGAGCAAGAGAAAGGTGGACGGAGTTGATGAACGGTTTACATTCCTGTGCAGTGGCTACAATGTACGAAACACTGATTTGAATGCTGTTCTTGGTATATCTCAAATGGCTCGTCTTGATAAATCAGTTTGTGTTCGTGAACGAAATTTCAGAATATATCTTGACGGATTGGACTCATCCAAGTATCATTCGGACATGGTATGTGTAGGTACTAGTCTTTTTGCCTTTCCTATAATTAGATTAGATGGAAATATCCATAAGGTTTCGCAAGCACTGAAAGAAAACGGAATTGACAACCGACCACTCATTGCAGGAAATCTATTTCGTCATCCAATGATGCACGGGGTGAATACATATGTGATTGAAGGAAAAGCAGATTTTATTCACGACAATAGCCTATATGTTGGAAACAGTGAGTTTGTGGAAATTGATGATGTGCAAAGACTAGTGGGAATTTTGAATGCAATATAATGATGATAGAAAAAAGATAGTTGCAAAAATTGTGAATCTTGCCTATTCTAGCAAAGAAGGGCATATTCCTAGTTCTCTATCAGTGCTTGATATAATATACGGAGTGTATCGAGAGTATATTACCAAAAACATAGACCACAAGTTTGTTCTCTCCAAAGGTCATGCTTCTCTTGGATTGTATGTTGTATTAGATCACTTTGGATTGCTGAATACAGATTTGAACTCCTTTTGCAAATTTGATTCTTTGCTTGGTGGTCATCCTACCTCGAAAATCCCGTCGATTGAAGCATCTACTGGTTCTCTTGGGCATGGTATGCCTATTGCTGTTGGTATGGCTATGGCAAAGAAGATCCGCGGAACAGTTGGAACCGTGTTTGTATTGATTGGTGATGGTGAGGCAAACGAAGGAACTGTGTGGGAATCCGCTCTTTTAGCAAGTCATCATGGACTAGACAACCTTGTCTGTCTGTTGGATCACAACCATTCAACTGATAGGGCTGTGGGAATTGGTAATACTACTTCTAAATTTTCAGCATTTGGTTGGCAAACTCATGAAATAGACGGGCACAACATTGATGCCATCACATCAATTCCAATGACTACAGGCAAGCCAACTTTTGTGCTGTGTAATACCGTTAAAGGAAAGGGAATTGCCATAATGGAAAATAATCCTGAATGGCATCATAAGTCTCCTACCACAGAACAACTACAATCCATAATTGCAGAATTGGAAGCCCTTTGAAATGAGAAAGCAATTTGTAAAAACTTTGCAGGATATTCTCTATTCTGATAGTCGAACGGTGTTGTTGCTCGGTGACATCGGTGTTTTTGGTTTTCGGGAGGAGATTAAGAATATTCCTTCTCGTGCACACAATATTGGTATTCTTGAACAGAGTACCATAGGAGTTGCAGCAGGTATGGCAAAGGAGGGATTGATTCCATTCGTACACACCATTGCTCCATTTATTGTCGAAAGAGCGTTTGAGCAACTCAAGGTAGATTTTGGATATCAAGAACTGAATGGAAACTTCATTAGTGTTGGTGGATCATATGACTATGCAGCATTGGGATGCACACATCATTGTCCCGCTGATGTTTCACTTATGACATCCATTCCAAATATGGAAATATTGATTCCTGGTACAGCATCTGAGTTGGATACTCTTGTAAAACAAACCTACAATAGTGGGAATCCAACCTACACTCGCATGAGTGAAACTCAGCATGACGAACAGATTGATGTCAAGTTTGGATACGGAAATATCATCAAGCATGGAAAATCTGGCACTATTTTGTGTTTTGGAACTATGCTAAAGCAAGTGATGGAAGCCACACGCAATATGGATGTGACGGTTCTGTACTATAGCACAGTTTTACCTTTTGATGGCAAGATTCTGCTTGACAACTTCCACGAAACCATTATCATATGCGAACCCTTCTATGAAGGAACAGTTAATCACTTGGTTGATCTTGCTTTGGCTGGAAGGCGATATAGGAAGTTTAACATAGGTGTTCCCCGCAGATTTCTGACAAATTACGGAACAAAAACGGAACACGATTTTGATATTCGTGTTGATGCTGATTCTGTTAGAGAAAGGATTCAATCATGCATTCAGTCTTGAGTAATGACGCTGACATTGTTTTGAGCCGCACCGATCTTTCCAAGATGCGCGATAAGCGAGTTCTTGTCACGGGAGCATCGGGACTTGTTGGTATCAACCTTGTATCCTGCATCAAGAAGATGAAAGATGAATACAACATAGAATTGTGGTGTTGGTTTCGTGAACAAATAGATCCGTGTTTTTCTGATGTGTTCACAGATTGCAACATCATTCGGGGAGACATCACAGACACACAGATGTTCTCCAATCTACCGCAGTTTGATTTTATTATTCATTCTTCTGGATACGCACAGCCGTCCAAGTTTTTGGAAGACAAAATCAAAACCATTCAACTCAACACAATATCCACCATTTTTCTGTTAGAAAAGTTGAACAAGGATGGAACCTTTTTGTTTGTCAGCACTAGCGAAATTTACAGCGGCTTGGACCACCACAACATACAAGAGAATCAGGTTGGAACTACCAACACAGATCATCCACGGTCTTGTTATATTGAAGGAAAGAGGACAGGAGAGGCTATTTGCCATGCGTATGTTCAGAAGGGATACAACATCAAGATTGCTCGTTTGAGTTCTGCATACGGTGCTGGTGCAAAAAAGAACGACAAGCGAGTTCTGAATATCCTCATAGACAGAGGGCTAACTGAACAGTCCATCAAACTGATGGATGACGGTTCCGCGATACGGACATTCTGTTATATCAGTGATGTCACCGAAATGCTGTTTACCATTATGCTATTCGGTAAGGATGTGACATACAATATCGGAGGAATTTCTGAACTTTCCATATACGAATTGGCTTGCAAGATAGGAACTATTCTAGAAAAGGAAGTCACAGTTCCGCAAAATAGTAACTCTATGGCAGGTAATCCAAAAATTGTAAATGTCAGTATTCAGAGATACATGGACGAGTTTGGAAAATCATCAAAAAACTTTGTTGATTTTGATGAAGGATTGAATCGAACAATAGAATGGCAAACACAATTTGTTGGTTAAACCGACATACTAAAAGGAATTTGATATGGCTAAATTAATAGAAATGCGTGGATCGTCTAATATGGTTACGGGATTGCAGAAACTATGTCTTGGCACAAAAAATTTGCTAGGCAAAAGAGAAGACCTGAACATAGTAGAAATTGGATGTTACTGTGGTCATTCGACACTTATTATTAATAGTTGTTTCATAAATGCTACGATAAATTGCGTTGATCCTTGGGCGATGTATCGGGAAGAAGGATCGACATATGATTTGGATAATCAGGCAGAGGAATTGAGAGAAGCCGAAGAGATATTTGACGCAAATATCAAATTACATAAAAACATCAAGAAGAACAAGATGGCAAGTGTGGAGTTTGCTGTTTCTGTTGAAAACGAATCACTTGATCTGGCTTACATTGATGGTGATCATTCATACTCCGCTGTAAAACAAGACATCCTCACATGGATGCCAAAGGTTAAAGTTGGTGGGGTGATTGCTGGACATGATGTTAGTTGTGATGCTGTTCGTAAAGCGTTGAGTGAAATTTTTTCTTGCGATCCCGATGGAACATTCGAGGATGACAGTTGGGCTTATATCAAGACTCAACAAATGAAAGATTCTTTTGGAGAATAATATGCTACTATCAATACTGATTGGTGGAAAAAATGACAATTATGCAGCAGATGATAATGGAAAAGGTGGAGTCAACAAGCGACTCGAACTCACATTAAACAAAATGGTAGATAATTTAAAGCGTTTAGGAAAATCCGATGTTGAAGTTGTCGTTTGTGACTGGGGAAGTGAAATAAAGATTTCAGATGAATTGGTCAAGGAGAGACATCCAAACTTGAAGTTCGTATATGTGTCCCCTGATATCACCAAGAAGTATAATCGTGGAACATCATATTCCATCGTGCATCCTTACAATGTGTCATATCGTAATAGCAAGGGTGAGTATGTTGTTTTCTGGGACTCTGACTGCTTTATGCCTTACGAGGAGATAGAGCGTCTATACAATTTTGTAAAGGCATTATCGGATAATAAGGAAAAGAAGTTCTATCAGGGATCTCGTTTTCATATTCCCCGAATAGGATATGTTGATGCTGAATCATATAAAGATGTGGATGAGTTTTTGAAGACTTGCGTTATTGATCCTGTTAACGCTAAACAACCTACTGTAGATGCAGACAATTTTGTTGACGAGCATATGCTTCGTCATAATAAAATCAGTGTTGACTATTTTAGTGGTGGTGCTATGGCAGTATTGATGCATAGAGAAATAGCAGAGGAAAGTAGTTGCTGGTGGGAAGAACTTACTTATTGGGGATGGCAAGATATTGAACTCCATACTCGCCTCAAGAGAAGATATCCGTGTGGAGGAGATCTAGAAGATTTTGGCATCAAGTTTTTTCATCTATATCACTACGAAAATTTCAATAAGAATAAGCCTGTTATGAATGACTCTTTGATCACTAATAGATTTCATGCAAATGAAAAAAACTGGGGACTTGCTGACGAAAAATTAGAGGTGATTTCGTGAATACTTTAATACTAGGCGGTCATGGTATGTTGGGTTCATCTATTGATTTTGGATTGAAGCCAACAAAGAAAGAAGTGAATCTGTTGGATTATAGTTCCTTAGATCGGTATATTCGCGAGCATGATGTTGATGAGATTGTTCATGCTGCTGGTATTGTTGGTGGGGTGAAAGCCAATAATGATTTTATGTATGACTTTTTCATTAACAATCTCTATATGAATGCAAATATCATCCGAGCCTGTAAGGATCATAATATAAAGAGATCCACTTTTTTCCTATCCACTTGCGTGTTTCCTCAATCTGCTCCTCTGCCTCTAGTAGAAAGCAGCATACACGATGGAGAACCACATCCAACTAATTTTGGATACGCATACTCAAAGAGAATGTTAGAAGTCGGATCTAGAAGTCTTATGAGACAGTATGGAATACGCACATCATGTATTGTTCCGTGTAATATGTACGGAAAAAACGACAACTACCATTTGGAAAATGGTCATGTTATTCCGAGTCTCATACACCGCTGCTATCTTGCAAAGCAAAACGGAACTGAGTTCTTGGTATGGGGTTCTGGAAAAGCAGAACGAGAATTTGTATATGCAGATGATATGGCTTCTATCGTTAAGAGTATTCACACCGAACAAATGAATGATCTTCCTCCGTTGATGATAGTATCTCCTGGATATGTACATACCATCGCTGAAGTTGTTGAGGTGATTGTGAAGCATATGAAATTCACTGGAAGAGTTGTTTTTGATGCCACAAAATCGGAAGGCATAATGCGAAAGAATACGGACAATTCTTTGTTCCGAAGTCGATTCTCCGACTTTAAGTTTACCGATCTAGATACAGGACTGGCAAAGACTATTGAATATTTTGTAAAAAACTATGAAGCAGTACGAAAGTAAAACATATCAAAGCAAAAGAACATCTTGGATGGATTCCCCAAGTTCGTCTTGAAGAGTGGATTGCCAAGCATAAATAACCGTACAAGGAGATCGTGAAATGTCTACAGTATGCCTCTCAATGATCGTTAAGAATGAAACGCACATTATCCATGAATGCCTCAATTCAATGTGGCAAAACATTGACTATTGGGTGATCGTGGACACAGGATCCACAGACGGAACCCAAGACCTTATACGCACCTTCTTTGCAGAGAAGGGAATTCCTGGCGAACTCATTGAGAAGCCTTGGGTAGACTTTGGCTACAACCGTAGCGAAGCCCTTGCTCTATGTGATGGCAAGGCAGACTACGCTTGGATGATTGATGCCGATGACAAGATCACAGGAAATTTTGCGTATCCCAACGGCAAGAATCTAATGCATGATGCGTATGCTCTCAAGTGCGGACGAGACGGGTGTGTGTGGTGGCGCAATCAAATCTTTAAGACAGGTATTGGTTGGAAGTACATTGGCGTTCTCCACGAGTACGCCCATTGCGAAAAACAGCCACTAAATCAATTCCGTATTGAAGGTGACTACGCTCTTGAGGCGCGTACACTTGGTGCGCGTAATGTAAATATTACACAGGTAGAGAAGTACACAAAGGATGCAGAGATGCTGGTCAAGGCTCTAGAAACAGAGCCAACGAACTCTCGCTACCAGTTCTACCTTGCTCAGTCGTATTTTGACTCACAGCAGTGGGACAACGCCATTGCAGCGTACTACAAGCGTGTGGAGATGGGTGGATGGGAAGAAGAGTGCTACTACTCCCTGTTCCGTATTGCCCTGTGTGAAATCTCAAAGAATTCTGATTGGTCAATTGTTCAGCAGAAATTCCTTGACTCGTATGACTACCGTCCGTGCCGTGCAGAACCGCTTCACGCTATTGCACGATTCCTTCGCATGAACGGTCGTCCACGCGCTGCGTACCTGTTTGCCAAGGAAGCCGCACAACTCCCGTACCCACAGCAGGACATTCTGTTTATTGATACGAATGTGTATAAGTGGATGGCGTTGGATGAACTAGCGGCTACAGCATTCTTTACCCACGATTTCAAGATTGGCTACTCCGCTTGCGAAACCCTGCTAAAGCAGAGCCGTTTGCCAGAGAGTGAAATTGAACGAGTTCAGAAGAACCACGCTGCGTACCTTGAGAAAGTCAAGGAAGTGGATGCCATGACACAGAAACTCGCCAAAGACACCAATATGCCCCCACTTGCTCCCGTGCTAAATACAAAGCAGCACACCTTTAAAAAGCGGAGAAAGTAATGGCATCAGGATACTACGATATTAACGCACAGCAGTACTCCACATTTAATTTTCATGTGGAGTACTACGATGAGAACGGCAATCGCGTAGACTTAACCAATTACACCGCACGGTTCCATGTGCGTCCGTTCGCCAATAGTTCGGTGAAGTACATGGAGATTAGTACTTCGGGTGTTACTAGTGGTGGTATCACAGGCGAGTACACAGGCACTGCTGGCATTAGCGGAGCAGGTCGTGTTTACATGAACAAGGGCGAGACGGGTGCGGCTCTCACGGGTGGCATTCTTATTACTGCGGATGCCACCACAATGGGATACATTCGCACAGGCTCGTGGAAGTACTCCATTGATCTTGTTCAAAGCGGTGTCACCACCGATGAATTGCTTTACGGTCAATTCATTGTTACTCCCAAAGCCACGAGATGAGAATAAAGGTTTTTGAAACTGCCCACACAGTAAAACCCAAACAAAAAAAGGGTAAACTTGTGGCTCCTGCGTATGCGGTGGGGGTTAAACCAAAACCTGGTGGGGTGGTTTTGAATTTATCAAAATACGACAATGTGATGAAAACAGACCGTAGTCGTGGTGTGATTATTCAAAAAATTAAGAACACCAAAATTATCAAGCAGTGGGATTGACTCTGCTCTGAGTTGTGCTATACTCCTCTTTAGGAGATTTCATTATGAGTACTGAGACGCTAGGCATTTATATTATTCCCGATTCGGGTGCAGAACTGCCGCAGTTTGCCACCAATGGTTCTGCGTGTTTTGATATCTGTGCTCGACTATACAAACCAACAATTGCATACGGTCCTCAGAATGTGCAAGTCGAAATTGACGGCACAGACGGATTCGTAGACATTCCTTCGGGGTGGCGAGTGCTTGTGCCCACTGGAATCATTCTAGATATCCCACAGGGATTCTCTGTGCGTCTACACTCTCGTAGTGGACTTGCTCTGAAGGAAGGGCTTATCCTTGCAAACGCAGAAGGTGTAATCGACTCAGACTACACAGATGAACTCATGGTTATGGTTACACCTATCAGTGGCAGCATTGTCACCGTTAATGACGGTATGAGAATATGTCAAGGCGAACTAGTTCGTAATCAACCCGTTGCCTTTACTCGCAGTGAATTCCCACCCCAACAAAAAACCGACCGCGTTGGCGGATTCGGTAGCACAGGAGTATAACATGACACGAGACGAACTACTAGCATTTCACGCAGAACTCTGCGCCGAAGCCCGTGATCTAATGAGCCTAAAGAACCGCGACTACGCTGGCAAGGAAGGCACAGAGCCGTTTGCCAACTTTACCCGCGTGGAAGCAATGGGAATATGCACAACAGAGCAAGGCTTCATGTGCCGCCTAACGGATAAGATGAGCCGTCTGTCTTCCTTTGTTCACGCAGGAAAGATGAATGTGCAGGACGAGTCCTTTATGGATACTTGTGTGGATGTAATTAATTATATGGTTTTACTTGCGGCGTACTTAAATGATAAAGAAGCGCAGAAGAAAGCCGCTCGGATCGCCGCCGCTCCCACAATCAAATATACAAGCACACCTATTCCTGTTGATTCAAATATAGGTGGTGGTAAACTAGGGGCATGATACGACACCTTGGCTACGCCTGTATGAATCTGTCCTTGTCAGAAGGACAGAAAAAAGTGGATCGGTTCTTCACAGATCGAACTCTACGGATGGATCGCTTTACCCTTGAGCGTGTGGGAGAACTCGGTGCGCGGAACGCCGCCGATCTTCTTCCCATTCTCAAGTGGAATGCCGCCAACGGCATCCACTTCTTCCGTATTGGCAGCGGAATGTTTCCGTTCATGGATCATCCCACGCTTGGGTACGGGATGGGTGCGCTATCCCCAAAACACAGCGATTCTATTGTTAACAGCCTTGCAGCAGCGGGTGCGTATGCCAAAGAGCACGGCATTCGCTTGTCATGCCATCCTGGTCCATACACTTGCATTGCTTCACCTAACCACGATATAGTAGACAAAAGCATTTTATGTTTGCGGATGCACTCCCTTATTGCCGACCTGTTGGGCTGCGGTGATGAGTTTGCCATTAATATTCATGTGGGTGGCGTGTACGGCGACAAAACAGACACAGCAAAACGATTCACTGATGCTTTTAATTCCCTACCGCTAAACATTCAGAATCGTTTAACAGTTGAGAACGATGACAAAGCGTCTATGTGGAGCATGAGCGATCTGTATGAACTACTGTGGTCACGATGCCAACGCTTAAAGTTGGTGTTGGATGTGCACCACCACCGCTTCTGCAAACGGGAGTCTCTGCACCACGCAGCAGACATGGCGTTCACCACATGGGACGGCTTTTGTGAAATTCCAAAGGTACACTACTCGGAATCAAAAGCAGGTGCTAGACCCCAAGCCCACTCAGACTATATTCTTGAGCGGATTCCTGAACTGTCAAGTACCGTTGAGTACGATGTAATGATTGAAGCCAAGGCAAAAGACTTGGCACTTCTCCAATACCGAAAGGCTTACGCCCCATGCTTGCTGTGATTCTTGCTACCGTAATTTGCTCTGCCGCCACCTTTAAGGATGTAACGGTTCGCCCCCGCGAGAATCCTGTGAAGATTATTGATTTTCACACCGTTGACCAATTGCTTAATGCCATGTACACTGTTGAGTCCAACCGTGGGCTGATTCTTGTGGGAGATGAGGGCAAGGCAATTGGTCCTTATCAGATTTGGAAGGCGTATTGGCAGGACGCTGTAGAGTTTGACAAGTCTATTGGTGGAGAGTACCAAGACTGCATGAAAAAGGCGTATGCCGAAAAGATTGTTCGTGCGTATTGGAAGCGATACGCTCCCAAGAGTGCAACGCTTGAGCAGTTGGCACGAATTCATAACGGTGGTCCGCGTGGACACCTTAACCCGAACACAATTAAGTATTGGAACAAAATCAAAAAGGAGTTAGTCAAATGAGTAAACCATTCGGATATTCGTATTACCTTGATATGTACACCTGTCGCATTGGTGCAGCCGATGACTTGGAATTGCACTACCGCTTTCTTGAGCGCGTTGTGGACAAGATCGGTATGACCCGTATGTCACAGCCTGTTGTCATGCATGGTCCAACTAAAAATGGACTTGAGATTTATCCCGACAAGGCAGGGGTAAGTGGTTGGGTTCCGCTTATTGAGAGCGGCATTCAGATTCACTCAATGGAACCAAAGCGGTTCATTACTCTTGATGTGTACTCCTGCAACAAGTTTGACAAGAATATTATTCTTGACTACGCACGGGAGTGCTTTGGCTTTGAAGAGCACGAAGAAAACTTCTTTACTCGTGGTACGGGCTACGGCGATATTGCCTAATTTGGGAGGTGAAGTATGGCAAGAGATCCTGAAAAAAAGAAGGCATCAGATAGGGCTAGGTATCAATCACGCAATCCTGAAAAACAGAATGCATTAGATAGGGCTAGGTATCACCGCAATCCTGAAAAAAAGAAGGCATCGTGTGCAAAGTATCGTGAACAGAATCGCAAAAAGATAGCAGCAGTGAATAAGGTTTATCGTGAACAGAATCGCGAAAAGGTAGCAGCATCCAAAAGAGATAGTAATAAACGCAACTACAAACGGATTTCATCATACACCAAGGCTTATCGTAAACGCAACCATGAACGCTATCGTGAACTACACGCAGAAGGGTCAAGAAGACGAAGATGTAAAAAGAAAAATTCGTCAATTTATTTGACTGCGAATGAAAAAGAGAAAATTCTCTTGCTGGAACGCACTCGCCAAGAAATTCAAACCGAAACGGGACGAGCCTATCACATTGATCACATACTTCCCCTTTCTCACGGTGGTATTCACCATCCCGTTAATTTAAGAATACTTGACGCTGTAGAAAACATTTCAAAATGGAATAAACTCCTTCCTGAAGCGATTGCACTTGCGCCTGAACACTTCCGCTTGTATAGTGAGCGTGTTAGTCCTGAACGCGCATGGGAGTTCGTGCGGCAACTTGCAGCAGGATTAGGATTGAGTGAGGAAGATTTGGACGCGCTAATCACAGGCAAGCCGCTGAAGAACAAGCCAACACTAGAGGATTTTATGCTATGAACACACACCACATCATTCTTGGCGATTGTATTACGGGCATGAAGACGCTATCCGACAAATGCGTTCAGACTTGCATTACATCTCCTCCGTACTTCGGCTTGCGTGATTACCAAGGAGGAGAAGCCGAGATTGGTCAAGAAGACACCGTTGAGGGCTATGTGCAGAAGATGGTCGAGGTGTTCCGTGAGGTGCGCCGTATTCTTCGTAATGACGGTACGCTGTGGCTAAACCTTGGCGATTCGTACATGAGCGCAAAGAACTGCGTACCACCACCACAAACGCAAGGCGGTCAGCGTGGAATGCCTTCAGACTTTATTCCTGCAAACCGCAAGGATCAGAAGGGGCTGAAGACCAAAGACATGATTGGTATTCCGTGGCGTGTGGCGTTTGCGCTGCAAGCAGACGGATGGTATCTGCGTCAAGACATTATTTGGAGCAAGCCCAATCCCATGCCTGAAAGCGTGGCAGACCGCTGCACCAAGTCGCATGAGTACATCTTCCTGTTGTCCAAGAAGCCCCACTACTACTACGATCACGAAGCCGTAAAGGAACCTGCTCGTAATTGGGGAACGCGTGATCGCTCTGAAATGCGGGACGGAACCACTGATCCCAAACTAAAGCACCACGGACTACAGGGCAAAGAGTGGGAAGAGAATCCACTAAAGAACAAGAGATCAGTATGGACGGTGAATGCGAAGGGCTATAAGGGCGCACACTTTGCGGTGTATCCTGAAGAACTAGTAACGCCGTGTGTGCTTGCAGGATGCCCCGCAGGAGGCACCGTGTTTGATCCATTCACAGGCAGTGGAACAACTGCTGTGGTGGCTTTGAAGAACGGACGGAATTATATTGGGACTGAATTGAATCCTGATTATATTAAGATTGCAGAAGCGCGTATTAAAGAATCAGTTCCACAAACTCTAGAGGAGATTTTAAATGAGCAAGTTTAAGCCAATTGGAAAATGGATTTGGGTGCAGTCTGAACTTGGTGGTCAAACCGAAACCGAAGCAGGAATCATTTACAATGAAGTAATACGATCTCGGAACATTTGGGCGCGGGTTGTCGCAATTGGTGATAAGATAACGGAAGACATTCGTGTGGGCGACCGTATTCTGTGGGACAGAACACTGAACAAGGGTCAAGGACACGAAGGCAAAGACATGGTTCATCAGGATTGGATTGCACTCGTAGAACGATAAGGACACCAGTGGACTTCTATACTTCCGTTGACATTCGTGGTAAGAACATTCTCTATCGTGGTTGGAAGAATGGACAGCGGCAACACTTGCGCGTTCCGTTTTGCCCCACGCTCTATATTCCTGGCAAGGATAAGAGTGGAGAGTCTACGCTTACTACGATTCACGGTCAGCCTGTACAGCCCATGCAGTTTGAGGATATGCAGGAAGCACGGGGGTTCATTGATCAGTTCAAGGATGTTTCTAATTACGCAATCTACGGCAACACGAACTATGTGTACCAGTATCTTTACAAGGAGTTTCCCCACGAAGTCGAATACGATTTCAAAAGCCTCCGCGTAGCAAACTTTGACATTGAGACATCTTGTGACGGCGGTTTTCCCACGCCCGATTCTCCGACTGAAAGGATTATCGCGATCACGATCTCAATGGGTGAAAAGACCTATGTGCTAGGCTTGGGAGACTTTCACATTGAGGGAGAGGGAGTTCAGATCACCCCGTATGATGACGAGCGAGAACTTCTAGAAGGCTTTATCGCCATTTGGAAATTCCTTGACCCCGACATCGTGACAGGATGGAACATTCGCTTTTTTGATATTCCGTACCTTGTGGCGCGGATGAACTATCTTGAAGACGGGTGGGCGAACTCCCTCTCTCCTTGGGGGAAGATGCGGGAAATGACTGTGAACCGCATGGGGCGGGATCAACAAGCACACATCATTAGTGGTGTGGCTACGCTTGATTACTTTGAGTTGTACCAAACCTTTACTTATGTAAAGCAGGAATCGTACTCACTCAACCACATTTCCAAAATGGAATTGGGTGAGGAGAAACTGTCCTACGGTGAATACGAAACCATTCAAGAGTTCTACACCAAAGACTTTCAGCGATTCATGGAGTACAACCTACAGGATGTGCGGCTTGTGGATAAGTTGGAGTCTAAACTTAAACTCATGGAACTAGCGGTGGCGTTGGCGTATTCTGCGCGAGTAAACTTTGAGGATGTGTTCTCTCAGGTTCGCACATGGGATGCCATTATTCACCATCACCTGATGAGCAAGGGCATGGTGATTCCACAGAGAACAAGCAACAAGAAGGACGATCAGTACGCGGGTGCGTATGTGAAGGATCCACTTGTGGGCAAGCACGATTGGGTTGTGAGTTTCGACTTGAACTCTTTGTATCCAATGTTGATTGCGGGTTACAATATTAGTCCCGAAACAATGGAGCAGAATCCTGTTTGGAAACGCGGAAGCATTAGTCCTGATTCCATTTTGAGCAGGAACCGCGCAGAGCCTGTTTCGGAGTTCCTTGACCCTGCGGAATACTTGAGCGAAGCCAAGCGGTGCAATCTTTCTATTGCTGCTAATGGAGTTGCTTTCAGAAAAGACAAGCAAGGCTTTCTTGGAGAACTCATGGAGAAGATGTATGCGGAACGCAAACACTTCAAGGGGTTGATGATCCAAGCACAGAAGCGGCTTGTGGAATTGGATAAGTCTGCTCCCGCCGAAGAGCGGCAGCGGATTGAGTACGAGATTTCCAAGTACCACAATTTCCAATTGGTTCGCAAGATTCAATTGAACTCCATGTACGGCAGTCTTGGCAATCAGTACTCCCGATGGTTTGATGTAGCCCTAGCAGAAGCCATTACACTATCAGGTCAGTTAAGCATTCAATGGATTGGTGACGGTATTAATCGCTTTCTCAACAAGGTGTTGAAGACCGATGGGGAAGACTATGTGATTGCGTCCGATACTGATTCCGTGTATCTGCGTCTTGGTGGCGTGGTGGCAATGAGCAAGAAGCACCAAGCCCACGATCAGGTAGACTTCCTGAATGATTTCTGTGAGCGGGTACTACAGCCGTACATCAACAAGCAGTTCGCCGAACTTTCATCTGTAATGAATGCGTATGCGAACAAGATGGCAATGGGACGCGAAGTTATTGCAGAGAGCGGCGTGTGGACTGCCAAGAAGCGGTATATGCTTTCAGTTTGGGATAGTGAGGGTGTTCGGTACAAGACTCCGAAGTTCAAGATCATGGGTATGGAGACTGCTAGATCGTCTACCCCTGCATATGTTCGTAAGGCACTAAAGACTGCCATTGAAATGGTTCTTGTTGGCGATGAAGTAACACTTCAAAAGTTTGTTGTGCAGACCGAG